GTATCCTTTGTTGCCACTCGACTAGAGGAACTGCTGTTCAACGATGCCTGCACCAAGTCTGCGAATATCTTGGACCAGAGTTTTAACCGTACTACGTTTTGGCAATTTCGATCTGATCCGTACGTTCCGTAGTTCCTTTTTATGTTCCTCTGTGACGACGAATCTCATATGTCGTAGCGGTTTCCCTAAAGCCGCAAGTGTCATGGCTAACTGGCTAGCATGTAATATCAAAGCATCGCGCTCCGCTTGAAACAGCTGAGTCGGAAATTCCACCAATTGATCGACAAACTCGGACGTCATCAGATTCAACGACATTGTAAACTCATCACCTCCTACTCCTCCTTTTGCCAGCCGCTGTACATCGAATTTCGTTTTATCTTGCGTTAAATATTCTGCAAGACGATTCGCTACCTTAGGGTCCAGATTCATTAATGAGAATAGTGTAGTTAAATCCTCCGCATTATACCCACTCCCTATATCTTCCATTAATCGAATTATATGATTTGATGTAATAAAACCCCTCATAACAACATCCCCTCTAAGAATTGAGTCTATCTTATCAACGTAGGACATTCTCATCCTAGTAGAAGTCCGATTTCCTATGATCAACTTTTGCAGTAAGAATCTTGGCGATAGATTTCTGTCTGGATATTCTAATTTATTAAATGCGACTTCTTCTCCGAAATCTACTCGAAATATCTTCGCATAGGTTGTTGAAATCTCTAGATCATGACCCGCAACATCGACTTTCGCCTTCCCTCCACAGTGACCATTCAGAGCCTTCTGATATTCCAACTCGTACCCAGTCGACAGAAGAGTTCTGGCCCTTGGTTCTTTCAGCAATGCGCTATGCATCATAGTGTGTGAAAGCTTGTGCGGTCCAAAACCTTGCAACGGTAGGGTCCGAACGGATTCTGAAAGCATGGGATCCATCAGGGATGCCGTCACCGCCTTCCTGGCTAGCTTTGAGAATAATCCCATCTCCGTGTTTGAACGTATTTGTTTTGTGTCAGCTTCAGTCTCATTCCAGGGCGGTAGGTGATTATCAATTAAATGGGAATATGGTTTAACCCACTCGCACGCTTCCGGTAACTGCAGCATGTCTAAGTATAATTCTGGTGTCATGACGATATTCAATGATAGTGGTGACGCCCCATATCCATTCCATGCGACCGGCGTATATAGAATGCTCGGATCACGGATAATGCACAGAGTATATCCATCTTCTTCTGAGTCAAATGTTCTCGACCTAAATTGCGTATTGTCTTTGATCGTTCTCTTTAGTTTCCTATGTCCCAATATTGCAGACTTAAACAATAATATCCTATGCGCCAGTTCCTCTGAAAATCCTCTACTTACCTTCGTTACATACGTCATGACATTTGATCTCATGTATCCTTGTATATTCTCAATATTCTTAACACGTTCAGAGGAGACCATCATCATTCGATCTTGCGGGATATAGATTCCACATTTTGCGTGTGTCTGTGTCTTCTCCGCTGAAAATGGCAACATCGTCGTCTTGGCGGGTGATGCTTCGTGCCCTACTTTAGAGACTACGTCAAAGATCAAATCGACGCACGCATCTAATAAACCGCTATCACTACTAGAAAACCGTAAATACCATAATGTATCATCACCAACATACATTTCTGATAAGACTTTCAATGTATGGCCGAACTTCTTCCCTAACTCTTCCTGGATCACGCTTCCAATGGCCATGTTATGTAATGAATTTGCGACTAAGGTTGAATTTTCTCCCGAAAGATGTGTTGAAACTTTCGCTAGATCACTTCCATCCCATGGTGATACGAGAACAACGTCATCGCCATCATATGGCTCCAAGCCTCCAAAATTGTCTATTAAATGGATCCCAGGCCTGGTCGCACGGAAGGGCGCATTATCAGGTACTTCTTTCCTTATGGCCGGAAGTTGATCGTACGCTTCTTTCGATATGCGCATCACCGCGCGCTTTCCACTCCATAGTGTGTTCTGAATTCTCCCCTCCCCATATCCAAATTCAATCATTTCGTTTACTGTATGTCCGTCGTACCGATAAGTATCATAACATGATAATGCACTTCGCATCCCTGAGAGCATCCCTTCACGAAAGTTATGTAATGTCATGTGCTGATCATATTCAGAATAATCTAAGGCGAATGTAATAATCGTGGGATCCCCTGTGTTCCTAAAAGTATCACTCGCGTCCATAACTCTTGAACCTGTTGCTTCTAAATCACCAATTATCACTTTCCCACTCAGAAGATTTGTGTCTGGATTCGTTGGTCCTCCATGTCGCGCAAAATATTCGTTAAGAGGTAGAGTCAATAACAGTTGCGGCGCAAGAATTGAAACATGGATGGCATAGATTACGCGCGTCGCCTTGATCGGTACATCGCGAGATCCTTTCGTCTGATAGCTTTCCACTGTGTTGAATTTCTTGTTTAAATACTCTGGTGAATAGATTTTCTGTCCTTCACTCATAATTACGATCGCTTTCTGCCTAGAATTTATCTTCACTTTCTCTCTGTTTTCACCCTTCGGTGAGAAACTCTTCGTTACTTCAACTGTGGTTGACATTCCCGAGGATGTGTTCTTCGCTAAGCGTAGAAGTGAGCTGTACATCGATTCAGGTTTAACGATCTCAAAGCCGTTTCTTTTCGCCTCATCATATGCCTTTTGCACGAAATATTTCGTTTTGTCGCAAACTCTAGATACTAGATTATTTTCTGCTGGTTTCATAATCTTATCTTCGTCATCCCCTTTATTCTTTATCCAAGCACGTCCATATCCCGAGATAACTTGAAGCGATAATAAATAAGAAGCGAATACCACATGCTGTTTCGATCGTGGATCGAAATAATCCGTATAGACGCTATGCATCAGTGCTCGAAATATTGGTAGGTCCACTTTCGTTGATGTTAATAGACTATTTGCATATTCGATCGTTTCAACAACCTTCTGGATATTTGCTTTCTTTGAATCACGATGAAATCTCGAGATACGCAACATTCTCGCATATGTATTCTTCTCGGTGACGAAATGTGTGTAAACAACATCCTTTGAATTCCTATCATCGCCTCCTCGACTGCTTAGATAAGTTATGTTCTCGCTCGCGGTACCTAAGGTTTTTACATACCACGAATACGCCGCTCTTAACATGTTATTAATTTTCTTCGGATGTGGCAAACACACTAAAAACAACTCTTGTATAAGATGGTGTAGCTCAATTTTATGTGATCCGATTGCAACGTGTTTTTCTTCAATTTCTCGCATACGATATATGCGTTCAGTTCTAAAAGTGATTTCTGATATACACATTTCGACGAGTAAAACGATAGTCGATGGCGAGAATCTCATCCGATATTTTTGACAGGTCACGTGAGTCTGACGAAAAGGTGCTCCATATTGTGTAACTAGAGATTTCAACGTTTGTAATCCAATTGGATAGTGTTTATTCTCAGTTGCAAGTTCTAGTAGAAGCGTGCTCCAGTACTTTAAGGAGAGATCTCCATATACAGCGCACTCCTCTCGACTCCTCGCTCTAATGAATTCTACAGTATCACTCGTATCCTCTGCTCGCATATGGTAGTTACGTAGAAATTCTTCTTCAGGTTCAATCTTTTCTGGTTCAATCAAACTGTCGAGATATATAGCTAAAGCTTTCTCTCCCAGTTCATAATTGAATTCATATTCTTCAAAAATTTCTTCCCATGTCGATTCTTGTAGCACGGGTAAATTATATAATTTATCCTTCTTCCTTAGCCATTCCTCTTCGCTTTTCACTGATCCAATCACATTATTTCTTGGTGCATATTTGTAATACATGTAGTAAGTCGAGTTTCCATCAATTGTAAGTCCTTTGAATATTCTTTGCAACGTTGAACGAGTCCTGGTCAGTCGATGCCCCACAACAGCCATGGCAACTAAAAC